CTAATTTTACAAATTTTAAATTATCAAAAAACTCTTGTTTCTTATACCACTCCTCCATATCCTGGCTTCCTTTATTAGCATTACAACTTCGACAAGCAGGCACTAGATTATTTCGATTACTAGAACCAGAACGAAATCTTGGGATTATGTGATCTAACGATGTAGCCATTTCCCCACAATAGCCACACTGGTGGTGCCACGCTTCATAGATTGATTGTCGATATCGTTTTTTCGCTAGTCGGGGAGTGAGTTCGTAGAGCAGGGATAAAGGTTCCTGTTCATTTCTAAACATACTCCATGTTGCAGTTATCTTATTTTAAATCGTCCTATACCCACTTACTAACATAAAGAGATTGTTAAAGTCGATTGACACCACATATGGTGCTGGTAGTTTATTACAAACACTATATATGGATCAATGACTCCTGACTACTCAAAATGGGTGACAGCCCGCAAAGCAACTCAAATCCTCGGAATTGATAAGAAAACTCTTTTCCGTTACCGAGATGATGGTACTTTAAAACTAGGTCCACACTATGCAGCTTTCGAGAAGACACGTTCTCGTGATACTTATCGTTGGAACATAGAAAAGGTAAAAGAAGCTCTTGAAAAACAAAATCTGTATCCGACGGCAGCTTGAAAGTATCTTCGCAAATAAAAAACCCAGTAAAACTAATTACTGGGTTATTTTTTGTCTTTAAGTTTTATTTACCAAATGCCAGGTATAACCTGTCCAGTGGTTGCGTAAGCTCCTACTAAAGCTATAAAACCCATCATCGCCCAACGTCCATTAGCTTTTTCAGCCTCTTCAGGATAGCTAGTGTAATTAGAATCAATTATCATAGGAGGTTCAGTGGCATAAATGTTTTGTCTACCACCACTTTCAGTTACTCTTGTCATAATTAAAAAACACCGGGGATAATTTGTCCAGTAGTTATCCATGCTCCAATGGCTGCAATACAGCCGAGCATAGCTGCATATCCGTTGATACGTTCTGCTACTATCTTCTCTCTTTCGGGTTGCTTACGTGTTATTGAAATTGCGATTGCTTTTGCTTTGGCCATTACACAACACCTGGTAGTAGTGTACCTGTGACAGCATAAACACCAAGAATTGCTATAAAGCCCATCATCGCTGCACGTCCTTGTGCCTTTGTGAAAATATCTAAATTACTCATTAGAATATGCCGGGAATTATGTTGCCAGTAGTTGCGTATGCACCTAATGCTGCTACGAAACCAAGCATTGCTGCCCAACCGTTAAATCTTTCTGCTTCAGGAGTCATTGTTAAGTAATATTAAGTTACTTTAATAAAGTAACATATATACATCGTATTTATACTCAGTTTCAGCATATAAAAATATCTTATCTTTCATTGGTACTACTTATATCTTATATAAATAAAACTAATTAAAATAAACTATTCAATTGTAACAATTAAACCTGCCATTGCTTAGCAATCTCAGGAATAATACTTACATCTAAGCCCATAAAAGGTGGTAATATTCCTAATACTCTAAAAAGTCCATCTACAAATGCTCCCATGAAAGAGAATCCTAGCACCATGCTTATCATGCTGGCATTTCTATTATGTTTATTTATAGCCGTGGCTATAGACTGATCAATTAAATCTTGTACTTCTTCTGGGGTCATTGTTCTAAAAGCTTTTATTTATTGTATAGAAGGTATATAAAAAGAAAACCCTCTCGTGAGGAGAGGGAAATAAAGTATTTAAATTGAGTTAAATTAACCCAGTATTAACCGATAGCAGGAGCTGTAAGAGCTACAGATGTAGTCTCAGCACATGCTAAGTCAAGTGGGAAGTTGTGAGCATTACGCTCGTGCATAACTTCGAAACCTAAGTTTGCTCTGTTAAGCACATCTGCCCATGTTGGAACGATTTTGCCATTCGTGTCAACTATAGACTGGTTAAAGTTAAAACCATTCAAGTTGAAAGCCATGGTGCATATGCCCATTGAGGTAAGCCATATGCAAACCACAGGAAAAACAGCAAGAAAGAAATGTAAACTACGAGAGTTGTTAAACGACGCATACTGGAAAATAAGTCTACCGAAGTAGCCGTGGGCTGCAACGATATTATAAGTTTCCTCTTCCTGTCCAAATTTGTAACCATAGTTCTGTGACTCAAGATCAGTTGTCTCTCTGATAAGAGAGCTAGTAACTAATGAGCCGTGCATAGCTGAGAATAAAGCTCCTCCAAACATTCCAGCAACACCAGCCATGTGGAATGGGTGCATAAGAATGTTGTGCTCTGCTTGGAATACAAACATGAAGTTGAATGTTCCTGATATACCTAAAGGCATTCCATCAGAGAAAGAACCCTGACCAAATGGGTAAACAAGGAATACAGCGAAGGCTGCTGAAACTGGTGCAGAATATGCAACACAGATCCAAGGTCTCATACCTAATCGGTAACTAAGTTCCCATTGGCGTCCCATGTAAGCAGAGATACCGATGAGGAAGTGGAATATAACGAGTTGGTATGGTCCTCCGTTATAGAGCCATTCATCGAGGGTGCCAGCTTCCCAGATTGGGTAGAAATGGAGTCCGATTGCATTTGAGGATGGCACGACTGCTCCGGAAATAATGTTGTTTCCGTAGAGGAATGATCCTGATACTGGTTCTCTGATTCCATCAATATCTACTGGTGGTGCGGCAATAAAAGCCAAAATAAAACAAGTGGCCGCCGTAAGTAAGCAAGGGATCATTAATACTCCAAACCAACCAACATAAATTCTGTTGTTGCTTGAAGTGACCCACTCACAAAACTCAGGCCAGCCGGACACGGATTTACGTGTCTCTACAGCGATAGCCATAAAATTAGTGCGGTAAGAATAAAAAAAATCAGCTTTTGCGAACAAAAGCCTTAATATTAGTATACATTAACCACTCGGTAAAACTCCGCTAGAAAATGCTCCCCAAGCTAATCCAATAGCTTCTATAGTCGAAGTCTCTCCACTGGCGTAAGGTAAATGTACGACATCACCAGGATGATAGGTAGCTGGCTGACCACTTACCAATACTTCACTATCACCAAACTTTCTTACCTTTCTCTGGTCTTCTGAATAAATAAAATTAGTGTCGACAATATCTCCAAATTTAGGGTCACTCATAGTGCTGGTTTACCTCCTACTGATGGTGTATATGCCTTCCCTGTCTTATCAAACATAGTAAAATTCTGTAGCAAAACAAAGTTACTAGGGATGTTAAACAGTTTCTGCATCATAGTAACCATCATAGGAGACTGACAGTTGAAGGGAGGTATATCCATATAAGCTAATCCATAATTCATCAGATCTCTTATCGCTGTTTCTTGTTCGTTTCTTGTCTTTTCAACCAGTGCCTGTTCCCATTCGGCCATACTTTCCATACCCACAGGGAAATCAGAAGGTTCTGGAGGGAATAAACCTTCTTCAAACTTCATGGAGTATATATGTTTACAATATCGTATCTCATCTAATACAGGCTCCCAAAAGTCGGTTAGTTGAGTTATTACATTATCCTTTGCTTGATAATCTTTGAAGGAAGGCATGCCGTCCGACCTAGCTCCTGGAAGAGAAGGATCAGATCCACTTCTTATATAAACAGATCCAAAATCTTTATAAACACCGGGATTATCTCTTGTAGCTCCTACTACGGTAGAAGAAGTTGGAGCAATAGATGGAGGTAAATTAAATTCAACACTAGGAGATATAATCTCCATTCTTCTATTAGTTACAGCATTAGTCATGGCTTGGTTAGAAACCTTGTCACCAATCTTCAATACTTCAAAACGTCCAGGTTTTAGAGAAGCTACGTTTGTTCTTGGAAAGTTACTTGCCTTTCTCTTACCTAATGTTGAAAGATAAGCATAATCCCTTCTGCTGTAATCCTGACAGGTGCAATAATATCTAGTTCCTGTCATAAAGAAACGACCAACATTAGGTCCTCTAGTTGTAGGAGTAACTAGAACTTTATCTGGTGTAGCTTCAATAGATCCTCTCTTCTTTAATTTAATTACTCCGGTATTTTCATTTATCTCCGCTATAACAGCTTGTACAAATCCAAATCTTTTCTGAGTGGTGGGATCAATTGTTTCCCTATTAATTGGTATTCCCTCTGCTTCTATTATTCGGTCTTCAATAACTTCTCCAATGGTAGGTTTTATACCCTCAGGTATTCCTGCTACAGGTATAAATAAAGGAGGAGGCAAAGGATTGGTGGCACTCCAACTTCCTGATAATTGAACAATATAAAATTCTTCATCTTCAGTTACAGAGGCAATAGAAGCTCTGGCTCCAGTATGATCTAATACATTATCAAAACGTAGACTACCTGCTACTCTTACTCCCGCCCAGTGACAACCTAATTCTTTATTCTTAGTTGGGAAACCTTTAAATACTCCGGGAATAGCAGGTTGATTACCCGCAGCTGGAGATGCTCCCTGTGGCAAAGGAATTTTGTAAGTAAAAGGAAAGTCAATTGTATTTTGATAGTAAGAAGCTGTAGCTATCTCAAAACCTCTTCTCCATCTTGACCAAGAGGAAGCACTATTTACTCTATATAGAGAGTTAGGTAAACTTCCCCCGAACTCAGCTTCTATAGGTAATACACCAAATTTATCAGGTTTACTTGCACCGTTGAAAGCACCAAACCCAAAAGTATCACCTCTTTTAACCATTATTTTTTATTCTTAGTCTTTCTCTTCTGTTCCTCAATAAATTTTCTATACACTGCAGCTGGTTGCTTTTTGCCAGCAGCCTTAGCACGTTGTTCCATTGCTATGGCAGCTTGTGTCTTATGGGCATGAGTTCTATCACTACGTTTAATCTTTGCAACACTAGAAACAGCTGCTGCTTTATCTTTGAATCCTAGACCCTTTATGGTTCCTTTTGGATTTTCATCTGTGTATAAATCACTATGTTTCTTACTGTTCGCTGGCTGCCCTTTCTTACGAGGAATACGAGCTATCATTAGAAGAACCCTCCTTGTGCAGAAACGTGCACTCCAGAGGCATAACCGGCTGTATTAGGACCTTCTGCATATACTCCTACATATACTCTGTCACCACGTTCTAAATATATTCCTCTATTCCTTATGGGTAATCCTGCATTCGCATCTCCTGTTGCTGAGGCAAACGCTGCATGAACTCCCGGAGTAGCTACATGAGGCATTACATCAGAACAATCCACACTATGTACACCTGCTGGTATTTTTTTAGCAAATAAAACATTATAGTCTCCAGAAGCAGGTATGGGAGTTGTTGTTCCACGTGATTGATAAAACACAAAAGTTACTTCAGGTTGCTGTCCATAATTAACACCTTGGTAAGTAAAACCTTGAGTTAATCCTCCAGAGTAGTTTAAAGCTTTAAGCACCCCAGTTAAAGTAGTTGCTCCTGTATAGGTATAATGTCCGAATTGATAGCTGTTACTAGAAACAGTAGATTGTGTAGGATCTTCCATAAAAACAACCATGCCACTTATCAAGGAAACAATCGAATCCTTGTTGGTTACATTTAAAGTAAAATCATCACTACGATAATAATCATTTCTAGTGATGAGTATAGAATCAATTACGCCGCCGTTGTTATTGTCTTCACTTAACGCTGCGTCCATATCAACCAAGATAGATGGTGCTTGACCACCCTGTACGAATAAAGTATTAGTTGCCTGACTTCCAACAGTCTGTGTGGTAACTCTTACAGAATCGAATAACGGACGATCAACCAAAAGTGGTTGTTTATTAGTCGAGGTAGATGCCACTTTTAATTACAATGCTTTTTGTCTATTATAGCCTTAACCATATGGTGAAGCCAAAAACCCTGAAGGCATTTTATTAAGTTCACTCTGCATCATGACAGTAGGATTTTTAGATACATTCAGTAACTCTTCAAAAGTAAATCCCGTTTTACCATTATCAGTCGGTTTAAATTTATATTTTTTAGCTATTCTATAATCTAATCTTTGCTGCGGAGTATAACTTTTCAGTCCACTTGTATAAACCTCTCCCGGTAAGTAATTAGAGGCGTAGTCTATATACTTCATCGCCAATTCTCTGAGAGATGCATTCTAGATCCTACAGCTGTATCAGCTGGTCCAGGAAGTGCTTGTATGAATTCAGCTCCCGAACGTTCATATCTATAACGTGCTTGAAGAGGATCTTTATAATTAGGAACGTATAGGATACCTGCTAATTTATTAGTCTCATATAAATATATCTCACTCCAGACCTTCAAAGCTTCCTTAGCATTACTGGAACGAATAGTTCTATCTACGTCACCAGCAATGGTTTCTAATCTTGTAGAAGGAGTTGATGCTACTTCTGTTTTCTTCTCAGCAGTGTCACATCTACCAATTTGAACAATTATTTTATCTACAAAGAACGAATCTGGAACGGTGTTCATTGCTTCTTCCAAACGAGCAAAGTCACCTGCAGGAACGGAAACGGTAAAATAACCCAAATGGTATCTAACCCTACTTTTATCAAAGCTAGATAATTCCACTCTAAAAGTATTAAGTATCTAAATTATACTCGGATTAAATCAGCAGCTATAACGGAATCCCAGTCTACCCTCTTGATCTGCTTAAGTTGTTCTAGATTAGCAAACCTCTCACCCGATAAAGACATTTGTAAATCTTTTATCTCTCTTGCAGTTTTTAGTCCTATTCCCTTTATATGGTCGGCAATCATCTGAGCTGTAGCTCCGTTTATATTCAACCTCATATCAGGAGGGAAGTTTCTGGGTTCCTCTCTAGCTGCCTTATCTTTTACTTGTAGTGTCTTAACTTTAGTGGTCGCTTTTTCATCAAGGATTAACTCCTGACTATAAGCATGGAAAACCTTTCCATCTTGATCTTCAACCATAAAGCACTCGCCATTGTCGAGTTCACTAATTTTCTTGACTCTAGAACCTGTTTTTCTATGTTTATAAAGCATAACTAAGATCAAAGTATTACCCTTGATCTTAGTTTACCTCATTTAGCTAACTGTGCGACCTATTATGTACTGCTCAATATCATTGTAGTTAGGAGCTTCATCTGGTTGGATGTAGCATACTTCACATACAATGTAACCTCTCTTGCCTGCGTCTGCGTCTGCATCAGATAGGTAGAAACCATTCTGAGAAGCGGTAGCGTTTGCACCTGCTTTACTAAATACTTTGTAAGTAGTTGCAGCAGTTATTGACTTGTAAGGTGTTGCTGGGTTTAATGCTCCCCCTGCACCTGTACCAGAAGCTGTAACGAATGGGTTACCACTATAACCTTCAGAGCCTGCGGCAAAGAAGATAGCACCTGATCCACCGTCACCAGTACCATCTACTGTAGATGTGATATTTGCCTGAGCAACTGACTCTGCAAGACCAGAGGCTGCTACAGGTGAACCACCATTACTACGTCCGAATGATACTGCGTCACCTGTTGCGGCATAAACACCGGAAGCAACACGACCATCCCAACCAGAAGCAACAGATACCGCGGCACGATATACATAAGAAGGAAGAGTTGAACTACCTGAGATAACCATTCCTGTTATGTCTGTACGAGTATCATCCTGTCTATATGGTGAAGGAACGATAACATCAGCTGCAGCTACTTTTGCACCCACTTTACCAGTGATTTCTACGTAACCACGCTGTTGGAAATATCTATAGCCTGGAACTGCTAAGACAGAAGTAGGACCCCCTACACTCTTGTCATTAGAGGAATCATCGTTAGTATCAATATTCTTGTACCAACCATTCAGTGCCTCTGTAAAATTACCAGGGTATATTTTCTTAGCTGATAAATAAGACATTTATTTCTCCTTAGTTTTTATTTACTTATTTTATTTACTAGATACTACCGTCATCTGTTAAGAAACTAAATGCAGTTGTGATGAAGTCCTTATTAAGAATTTCAAAACCAGCGTATAGTTGCCAAATCAGAATGATAAAGCGGCTAAAATCGTCGTTGTTATTAATTAGTACCTGTGCGTTTGGTCCTCCAATTCCAACACCGAGAGATTGTGGTCCAAAGAAGAATCCTTGTGCTACTTCTAATGAAGAATAGCTACTACCACCATCAATAGATGCTGTTACGTTCTTAGTTGGGAAGTTAGTAGTCTCGAAGAACTTAACACCTTCAAACTGAACACCAGTTGGCATAACTGGCTCTCCTGCTAGGAAGTAAGCCTGACCAGCCTGAGGTCCTTGGAAGAAACTAGCGTTGTTAGGAATCATGGGGTTACCCATATACATTCCCTGTCCTGGAGCACCAGAGTAACGAGCGATTTCTCTGAAGTCACTGTCACGACGCAGATGCATCATGAAAGATGGATCAACTAAACAACGATACAGACCATCTGCATATGTTGGAACGTTACGCTTACGTAAGTCTTTAACAACAGTTAAAAGGTCAGTCTTAACTGAGAACTGCTGTACTTGATTACCATATTCTGCTGCTGTATATGAAATACGTCCAGAAGAATCTTTTGTTTTGCTACCGGCAAAATAATATCCACCCTGTGTAGAGGAAGATAAACCGTTAGCTTCTGCTTTTGCAAGTTCGTCGATGAAGACTCTATCACGCCACCTTCTATAATCGTCTAAAAGGGTTAGAGAGCCTATAGACTGGTGGAACATGTTTAAGTTACCAGTGTCTAAAAGAAGACGTTGTGCTGTAACTAATGTTTCACGAGCTATCTTGAATGTACTTGGCTGTGTAGCATCACCTGGATCTGCAGGACCTGTGTACTCTTTAAGTACTACAAGTACCTTCTCTTTTGTGATGTTACGGCTATTTGCGGTACCAATTGTCTGATCAGAAATACGCTCTCTAGAATCTTTCGTACCTGGTGTACCCCAGAATTTGTATCTATCAAGCTGAACGGTTTGACCAGGCTGTCTGCTGAAGTCATGAACAACAACAGGTTCGGTAGCCATTTCCGCAACATAAGCTGGGTGGGGACGATATAGTTCCGCACCTAATATTTTTGGAAAGTCATTATCAATGAACACTTTGCTTTATCCTCCAAAGGCGGCAGTAATGTTTTTATCGGGTAAAAGAATTAGACGTATTTAGTCCTATCTATAAATTAAATTTTAGCAGTACATAATTTTTTACAAACAAAAGTATGCACTGCTACAGAGCTTTGCTCTATTCCATCACGAATAATTTATTCTGTACGGTGTTTGGTTGTGCTTGGTTAAGCATTCTCCATGCATTTTGCGGATCACGGCTCATTGCTTCAGTGAATGAACCCCAGAAGTTTTCTGGCTGCTGTGGTGCAGCTGCTTCAGGAGGAGCTGGAAAGTTAGCCGCTGGCTGTGTTGCGGAAGTATTTATGCCTTCAGCAACTGGAGCTGTTGGATAACCTTTTGACTCTAATTCCTGCTCATTCTCATAAACAGGGCATGGTCCTTCTGGTCCAAAGTACTTAAGTGTATAGTCACTTAATACATCTGGGTTAGTAAGTATCTCGTTATAAGCTAGATTCTCTTGATGTTCCTGAACTGCGAAATCTGCATATCCTTTTATCAATCCTTGTGCTTGGTTACCCCATTGAACAGCACTATCTAGCATCCCTTCTAGGTTTAGGGCGTACTGGTTTAGAACGGCTGGTGCCTCTACCCCGAACGCGTCCATCACCTGTCTGCTTTCTGGACTCATTCCTATCTGTGTCTGGATTGCGTCTAGCTCCGCCGCTGAGAGATTCGAGGAGGTTTGGGAAGAGTTGGCTGAGGATACCTGGCTGGCTGACAAGGTCTGGGGAGCCGATGCTGGCGTAGTTAGGCCGCTGTTGGCTTGTCCGTAATTCGCCGGTGCGTATTGTGTCTCCGTCTGAGAGGGTTGACCCTGGAACGGGGATTGCACTGGTGTACTCAGGACGTTCATTACCTTGTTGAACGCCGATTCCCATGGATTGCCCTCCGGTGTCGCCGCCGGTTGGGATTGGGGGGCGTACTGAGTAGGGCTTGATTGGTAGCTGGGGGCTGCCTGAGGTACCGCTTGTGGGTAGCTCGTACCCACTTGATAAGCCTGAGGTGCCGGTGCCTGAGTTGGTGCCGGTGCCTGCGGAGCCTGTGCCACGTAACTGCTTGGAGCTACTGTCGCTGCTGGTGCTTGGCTCATCTGTGGGGTCGATTGGACGGTAGCGTCCTGCATAACTCATCTCCTTTTGTAATGCTTCTAATGTTCGATACAGATATGGTGTTAAATCCAATCTTGGATCTGCAGCCATCGGTAAATCCGGTGATTGCGGATGAGGGGTCTGCATCATTCCCCCCACTAACTTTGCAAACTGAGAGTATGCACCCTGCAGTTCGTTCACCATCCTGAAAGGAAACCCTGATAACATGGCTGCCCTTTCCTCGTCCGTTTTAGACGGAAAGAGGTATTTCAATGCTTCTATGCTATCAACGCCTAATTCTTGAAGATTCCTTACAACAATAGAATTATTCAGTGTATCTTGTGTTGAATCTTCGTAAACAGGACCAAGCCATCTCCACTGGATGCTGACATCCCCGTCAGGGATTAAACCTTTAACTCCGGGCGGTATCTGCTGAGCCTGTAAAGAAGCCATGAGTAACTGCTTTATCTGCTCCTCATAAAACTTCATAGCTCCTTCATATAATTCCATTTCTTCTGGAGAAGCATCCTCAGGTAAATCAACTGGTTTTTCTAGCCCAACAGCAGCAGCTAATGTCTCACGGAAGAGTTGCTCTTCTTGGAAAATAATTAACTCTAAGCAACGACATAAACCATATGTATATATAGAAGCAGACTTTTTCTTAGCAGTAGCTGCAACTCTACCAAATAGAGATTTATATTCAGTGGCTGTTACTCCAGCTGATATTGACAACTCGTCAACACCACCTAATGCTGTTCTTATTTCTTCTCTATATTGTCTAGAGAAAGAATTCTGATCACCAGTGATAGCGTCAGGAACAATGTAACCTACACGATCATTCGGTTCTAAATTAGCTATAACTCTTGGTACTCGTATCTGTCCATCAACACCACGAGCTAAAGGATCAGCTTTAAAACGAGACTGGCTTAACGGATTCATTCCTGCAAAACCAGAGTTAGCTGCAATAGATGGTCTTTGAACAACAGACTCTCCTGACTCCATTAAATCTGTTTTAGGTCTTGAGGATAATAATGTGGGATTTCCAAAGAACTGAACATTTTTACGCATAGTGCGTATCATTTCATCATGAGTGCAAATATGATTAGCTAACGCATCAAATTCACCTACGCCTTCAGCTGCAAATCCTTTTGCATTATTAAATATCTCTACACAAGGAATAAACCCTAGAGTATTAGTAAATGTCTTAGTTTTACCAGCTAATCCCTGATAGGTAGAATCAAAGGATATTTCACCTTCAGAATGGGTCTCTTGAATTATTTTCTTCTTAATAGATAATCTTATATATCTCTTAGCTCCTCCTGTCCCTAACATATCAGGACCACTAATACTCTGATTAATGACCTCCTGTTGATAACCTGAGCCATGTCTTACTTTATAGCTGTATATAATTACAACTTCATCAAGCTGGCCGTCAACATTGTAATAGCTTCTATATTCATGCTTACGAAAATAATATAGTCTGTAGTTAGTCTTAGTGGGTCTGATGTAAAAAATACCTTGTCCATCACAAAGAAAATAATCCCATATAGAATCTAGTCTAGTATCAAGCTGGTTATATTTAATCACTCTATCCACGAAATCTTTTCTTTGATTTCCAAAGTTATCCTGAGCTGGGAAGAATTCTACACCTTGTCTGATTCCGAAAAGTTTCATCTGGGCAAGATGTGAAGCCACTATCCCAGTGTCTATCATTCCTCCACCATCTTTATTGAGGTAAGAGTCTATTATCTCTTTTAGTCTAGTTTTTGGATCGTTGTTACCCATTACTATTTTTTACGCTTACCTTTATACATCTTAGCAGCTCTAGCCGCTTTGCCAGCCTTTGCTGCCGTTTTCGTATTCTTTACAAATTGTTTTCCTTTTCTACTACCAGCTCTTTTTTTACGATCGGTTTCTTCCCTTTCTTTTTTAGAAAGTTTCGCCCAAGCACTTTGTGGTAAGTAACGCTTGGTATAACCTTTTCGTATAGCCTTATCAGCCATTTTTCTTCTTCATGTCTTTAATAAAATTTGCAAGAAAATCATCCATAATCTCTGCTTGACCAGCATGTAGTTTAGATGCTTTTCTTAATTGACCAGGGATGGCCTTTATCTTTGCGGGAATTTCCATGTTACTTTTTAGAATCTTTGTACTTTTTAGCGGCAGATTTTGCCTTCTTTCTTTTTTCGTATTCGTCCTTTGTCATCCATTTTTCTTTACCCCATTTCTTCAGGTCTTTTTGTTTCTTGCCTTGTCCTCCCTTATAGCCTCCACCAGCTTTTTTATAAGCGGCTGCAACCATTTGAGCTTTTCTGGCACTCCACTGACCGGGCTTTCCACCCTTACTGCCCGCCGTAATACGTTTTTTTATTCGTTCACGAAGGGCAGGTTTAGTATATTTTGAATCATCTTGTGCCATCTCTAACTAACCATCTTGTTACCATAATTCCCTATTGGAAAAGCAGTGCTAGATAATGTTCTAGGCATTCCGTACAAAGGTATGTCTTCATCTCTAGGTTTTAACTCTGGTATTGGATTACCACTAGGATCTACAGGAGCATTATGATCAGCAGGATTATGTCCTCCTGGTGTTCTATATCTAGGTATACCATTAATTGTGAAAGTAGGGTCATGACTGCCATGAGCCAACTTCATTCCTTCCATATTTCCTACCTGTCCCATACTTCCCAAACCTACTGCAAGAGGCACAGGATTAGTTCCTTGTGCAGGATTCAGGTTTGGTAAAGGTCTACCTTCTTTTTTATATGCTTCGATAAGACGGTTCATATCT